CTATCTTTCTGCCCTCTGGTGTCAGGTCCTTAAACTCACACATACCAGATGACCATGCACCCTCCATTGCGTGTACGGCCTCAAGGCCCAAGGCGCGTGTTTCGTAGTCTTTTGAGGTGGCGAGTACCTCCGAAGTTTTTGCGTTCATCAGTTGCCAGTGAAATGCGCCCATCGGGGTTTGTTTGAATATGATTTTGAACATGGTTGTTATCCTTCTGTTAAAACGGTTATGGGGCATTATAGATAAAAAAAAGCCCCGTGTCACCACGGAGCTTTCAAGTTGAACAGGGAGGAATAACTTCCAGACTGTATTATGGTGTAATAAACAAAGGCAGTCCAGTGTTTTTAGTGATTTCTGCCAAGGCATCATTGAAAGCAATATCGAATGTCTGCTCAATTTTAAACAGCTCATAAGACCATGACACTTTCCCTGCATACACACGGTAACGCAAGCGGACAGCAATCTTGTATGGCTCTCCACCCTCAAACACCGGTACACCGATGATGAAGAAAGCAGGGATTACCAATGGTTGTCCGTCAGTGCCGTTGTGTTCAATGGAATAGACCATCTGCATCTCACCGGACTGTAAACGTCCCTGATTTTTGACAGTCTCATTGACACGCACCTCAAGGCCACGGGCCAGCTCAATCATACGGATTGGGTCAGCAGGTTTGCCACCAAGGAACTTGGTCAGTGCCTCAATTTTCTCCTTATCAAGGAATAATGGATCAAGCATATCTGATACATTGTCCTCAATGAAAGAGGCGAAAGATTGTTGGTCCATCACTTCGGCATTGTTCTCAATCCACCGTTGAAGCTCCTTAGCAATAGGGAATTGATATTGAGCGGCAAAGTCACCATGACCAGCTTTTGTGTCGTCAGAACCCTCAGGATGAGGATTGAAAATGGCTCTCACATCAGCAGATATAGTGTTGTCCTTTACCTTACCCTTGGCATACAGCACAGAATCATCAGTTTTATAGCGGTTTACAAAGTCAATTAATGACTGTGTACGGCCCATAAAAAATGTTCCTGTGCGGCGTTCTGGAGCAGGTAGGTATTTATCACTCAGAGCTTTCAAATCTGTGACTTTTTGATCTGAACTTGTTACCAGATAGTCCTTACCATCATGTTTAATGACTTCTGTTTTTTGGTTTTTTGACAGGATTTCTGCCAATGCTTCGGTTTCAGTTTGTTGTGTCATTGTTTTCTCCTTAAATGACAGGGTTTTTGAAGATACGCAGAGAGTAAAGCCTAGGGTTTAACTAGGCTTTACCTATGGTTATTGTGCCAGTGCGGAAGGTGAAACTCCACCAAAACGCTTGTCACGGGCAATGTCCAAGTCCATTGGGATCTGTTTAGGATCTTGTCTGGAGAGGTTGTTTTCCGGTGTGACGAAGTAAATCGCGCGGCCACGGGATACCTTAGGCACTTTTACAGAGAAGTCAGGACGGATTTCCATCATACCCTCATCCAATGTAAATTTGAGCTTAACGGTAATCTCGCCATTGGCTTTGCCGCCATGGCTTGCGCGGTGGTCAGAGAGGTCACCGATGACACCACGAATGGCCTTTGACAGGTCATCATGGAACGCGCCACCCTCAAGTGAATTGAGAAGCAACGAGGCATTGTTAATATCAGGTTGTGCAGACATTTTCAGTCTCCTTTTTTTGGGTTAAGTTTTGCGCAGTAAGGTGGAGGGCCTCTTTTAACAGATACCCTTCATGGCTCCAAATCTGACGAAATGCATCATCATAGGCCACTTTTTCGCCAATTTCTTTGTTGTAATTGGCTGGATCAACACACGCAGAATGGCCAACAAATTCAAAACCATTTTGCATTTTAATGGTACAGAACGTGGTGGTACTTTCTTGCGGTGGGTTGTGGTAGGTAACATCAGCAATACGGCCTTTGATACTGTCTGGTGTTATACGGTTAGGAGTTGGACTGGCTTCCAAAAGCTCAATCAAACGCTCTTTTGTGGTAGGATTAAACATTTCTATTTTCCTTGGTTAAGTTTTGAATCCCAGTATTGTTTTGATAGTTTGGGGCCAACTGGAAACATCCCCCAATGTGAAAGGGAGACATAAGCCTGCCCATCCACAATCTCCCATACAGGTTTACCCATGAGGAGGACGACCAACGCCATTTCTGGCGCGTATCTCCCTCAATTCACTGCCTGTATATCTGTTTTGATCAATCCGCTCAACTCTCCGGATTGGCACATCAATGACTTTGACGTTTTCCAGTCTTGGAAATAACGCCATAGCCTTTGGTATCCCGTGTTTTCTGATCAATTTACGACATTGAGGAAAACGACACTGACAACCGTAAAAGTGCGGCACCGTACCCTCTCCGGTTGCCCAAAGGCGAGGACGGGGCCTTGTATTTGGTCGGACCTGAACCGTTCTTGTGTCGCTGATTGGCATTGCACCCATCGGACCTGATAGGGCCATTGCCATTGCTAAACCTGCTAATAACGGACTTTTCATTATAAACCTCCTAAAATATAACCTATTGAAAACCAGAACACGCCGGATACGTCGGCAACAAACGCATAACCAATGGCCATTATTGCACCACCAATCCACCGGCAGATTTAATCATGCCAGTTTCAAGATAGGCCGCGCGCCCGTTTTTCATCTGGTGGATACTCACCCACTGAGATGATTGCAAAGACAGGACCAGTGCCGTGTAAGTTTGGCCATTAAACTCCTGTATTTGCCCAAGGGACAACGTGCCAACAGCAGAAACATCATATCCATTGGCATACGCCTTGATGGTGGTACCATCCGGCTTTTCAATTACATACTCATTCCGGTCCATATTCTTCTCCTGTCCCAAGGTGGTTTTCAACGATTTCACGGGCCTTTTCAAACGTGTTATCAAGGCAGATAATCACGCCGGCCTTTGTGATGGTAGGGTTTTTGGCGTTACCGGATTCCTCATTGAGGCCGATACCGTCATTGCCTTTGCGGTCTTTCCAGCCGAAAGAGTAATTGTTAAAATTACGCTCTCCCAGCCATTTACCAAGGGCATACTCAGCTCCCTTGGTGTCGCGCATGATAAAGATATTTTTTCTATCTTTATTGGTGGTCAGGTTACTTGGCATCATCAACCTCCACCGGTGTTTCTCCGCGCATCAGAAGATATGCGGACAGGTTAAAATCAGGCATTTTCAGACTCCTTTGTTTCAGTTTTCACAACATTTACCAGACGAAACTCAGCCATATAGGCCGGCCTCGGCTCAGTCACCATGGTTTTCCCTTTCAGGGCCACCACAATTTTATCCGTGGCGCACATCGTTTTTCTCTCAACGAAGTCCCAGCACCACAATCTCTCCCGATAGGTACAGGCGATCAATGCACAAGTCATTTTACCACCTGCCGAATCACATCGTTTACACTTGTTGAGGCCCAGATACAGGATTCCCGTGTCAGGATCTCAAAATGAATATCTTTTTTGTCTTTGGCCATGATTACCTCACCACCGTTTCAGATTTTTCCCAGATCTTCGTTCCGGCCAATTCCGTACCGCCAGCACGAATGTAAGCATTTAAGGCAGTCTGGAGCGCAGGAAGCGGAATAAGGAACCTCAGCGCGTTTAAATCCAGCTTGCCGACATCGACAATCTCACCCACAGTTGTTTTCTTTTTGTAGGCAGTTGCACCGTCATCTGTCCGGACAGAACCCAGACCAGTTTTGGCTTGTGACGCGACTTTCAACTTACCGGCATCAGCCTCAGCCATCAGCGCATCCTCAAGAGCCATCTCACCGGCACCAACATCCGTACTGGCAACAGCCACGGCCACGGTCATCATGGCCTCAACCTCAGCATTTTTTGCCGCTTCGGCCTCCTTAAGACGTTGACGCTCCAGCTCATCCTTTTTATCGGTGTATTTATCCAGAGGGATTTTAGCATCTTCAATGGCTTTTTTCAGTGATTTATCGTGGGCCGCAAAAAACGTGTCCACCATTTTACCCTCTAACAGGGATGGTGCCTTGGCAACTTTCCGCGCATCTTCCAGCGCATTTTTGCAGACAGTAACCTGTTTAATGAAGGTCGTAACCTTTTGGGCATTTTCCTCATCATCAAATTCGGTAGGGATTTTGGCCGCAGAGGCAACAAGGGCCTTTGCACGTTCTAATACTTTCGCATGATCTTCCAGTAATTTTGCGGTCAGGATTTCAGCGTCAGATGGTGGTTTGTTATCGCCCATCCCGCGAGGTTGTTCTTGTGTCATAGCATTGTCCTATCTGTCAAACATGACGGTTAATTCGTTTCTAAGGATATTTCTGGCCGATTGCTCTAAAACTTCTATAGGTGCAGAGTTTTGAAGCCCTATTGTCATGTAATCACCAGCAATTATGCGGGTATCAAAAACAAATCTTACCATGTCGTCTTTGACGTTCATGCTATCAATACCTGCTAATGAGGCAGTCCGGCTAATAATGTTTTGAATGTGAGTTGGTTTATCCATTGCAATTCTCCTATGGATTTATGGTTGAGTAACAGGTTTCTTGGGAGTGACCGGACGCAATGCAGTCCTGAATATCTTGACTGTTCAGGTACCCCATAAAGAGGACCGAGACAAAAATGAATAACACGACAGCACGAACCACGATTTTCTCCTATCCTTTGACAATCAAAGGTAAGATTTTATCTCATTATTTCTCAAATAGGTCAAGGGTGGTGTCACACTTTTTTTCAACTATTTTCGATTTTCGCAGAATTGGGCCATACACAGGCTCCCCTTTATACCCTTTTATCCACTCAAACCAGCAACATTCCATGGTCGGACTACCCTCACCGGTCCAGTCAATACGCCATGAGAGCGGGATGATTCGGGATATGGGTGTACCTTCAAACAATTCTATCCGGCTGGAGGCTTGGAAATACGTTGATTTTAACAGCATATAAACCCTATCAGCCCCATCAGCCAAGGCTTTCAGGACAAACTCACGGGCAATTTTAAACGGAATAGTACGCTTTAAGGCTTGCAAACTACATTTAGTTACTGTAAGGTAGTTATATAAGGTAACGAAATGGAGCAGAAAATGAAGTTTAAGCATCCGGTAACAGAAAGCACTAAATGGCTTATCAACACTCCACATCCCAGTGAAAAAAAGAATCGTTGGCGTAAAGGTGTTGTTTATCAAGAAAACGGTACTTTTACCGCAAATCTTTCTGGAACAAAGGCTATTTTGGAGCCTGTGTTTAACCAAGGCTATCAGGCCGGAACAGTTCCGGCTCACTTCAAAGTCATAGGATGGAGATAAGATTATGGAAGAAGACGAAGGTTTTAAGGCGTGGGAAATAGCAATGGGAATGCGGGGATATGCTGGCAGTCCTGCCCAAAAAGCGGATTTAGCTGAAAAACGCAAAAAAGAGGGCGTTTGTTTGGATGTACTTACAAACAAAGAAAAGGAAAACAAACAATGACCAGCATCATCAGCATTTACCGCCGTTTCCCGACAAAGGAATCATGCCTTGAACATCTTGAAGCCGTACGATGGAAGGACGAACCGTCCTGCCCATATTGCAAAAGCGAGAAGGTCAGCCGGAAAACCGAACTTGAACAGCGTTCGCGCTGGCAATGTAGCCTGTGCCGCAAATCGTTTTCCGTGACCGTGGGGACGATCTTCCACAATAGCCATGTTGACCTGCAAAGATGGTTTCTGCTTATCAGTCTTATGTTTTCGGCCAAGAAGGGGCTGTCTGCCATGCAAGCAGCCCGTGACCTTGAAATGCGCCGTCCTACCGTTTGGAGCATGATGCACCGCATTCGCGCCGCTATGGTGGATGATGGCCGTTTCCTTGCTGGCGTTGTAGAAATGGATGAAACGTACATTGGCGGGAAGCCGCGCAAATCCAACTACAAAGACCCTGACGATAAGGGAAGCCCAAGAGGGCGCGGTACGGACAAAGCCCCAGTTGTGGGAGCCGTAGAGCGTGGCGGAAGGGTGAAAGCCAGAGCCGTTAAGAAAGAGGAAATGACAGCCGCCGATATGGTCAGAATTGTAAAGGCCATGATGGACACCAAAAACACCATCCTGAATACGGATGAATATTCCGGCTATAACGGCATGAACCGCCATGTCATTCACCGCACCATAAGCCACGGTAAATCCTAATCTCTCCGGTGTATCCCCAGATTTTTTCCAAGTTTGAAAGTTTGCAGATATGGGCATCATCCTGAAACAACGCATCCATAAGGGCCTTGAGCAGGTTGTCCAGATCCGGCTTTGACTTGTCGCCTTGGCCACACATCTCAGCCTTTTTCTTTTTGCTCCAGCTTGCCGGCATGGGCAGGACGAACACGACACCATCCCCATTCCTCAGCTCAACATTATGGGCCTTGATTAAATCCTTAAAGGCCCAATACCGTGATACACAATCACGGGGAGGACAACGCCAAGCATCGGCCCGTGTCATCCTAGGCGCACCCATTGGGGTAATTGGATATGTTACAAAACTATTCATTGACCAACCTCAATCTTATTTCAGCAATTTCATGTACCCCATCACCATAAACGGCCTTAATATCGTTTTGATATGTACTGCCAAAAGTATCTGATTTTCTTTTATGAAATTCAGTTATTACAGCTTTTTGTCTAAATTTTTTACCATAGCCTTTTGAAAGAATAACCCCACGCCCCACAAAACAGGTTTTTTCGTTCCAGCGTTTGCCGTAAATTCTCAACTCTGAGGTTTTTTCTCCACTTAAAAACCGATTATAATATTCGGTTATAAGGGGTATAAAAAGTGTCTTGCCAATAAATCTGCATGACGGAATATCTTGACAGCAAAGGCAGTTAATTGAGCCAGCATCTAAATGTATTTTTAACATTATCTCATCCATGATCGTGTAATTATTCTTGTGATACAGCGTGTCCGTTTTTACTTCTCCATTTTTCATCACTCATTTTTATCACCATTTTCCTTTTTAAACTCATCAACCACCTTTACCTCATCAACAAATTCACGGAGCGCAGATAGATAATTGTTTCTAATCCAGTCCATAATGAATTTAGATGACCCGTAGAGTGTCCGTTCATGGATAACCGTCTTACTGAACCAAGAACGGGCAATATGCTCTCCAAGACGTTCTTTGGCCAAAATAGAGGCATTGGTATCAGCGAACAATTCAGCCTGAGGCACCATAAACTCCTCAGCCTTTGATTTTATCGCATCCACCGAGTCGGGCCACCACTTAGAACCGGACTTTTCAATGAACCAGACAACGGCCAGTGCTAAGGCATATTCAGGTATCATACCCAAAATCTCAGCATAATCCCTCTTAAGCACAGTCATCCGGTCCACATCGTTCTCCATGCGTTTGTGGGCAGACAGCCAATCAAGGTGTTCCAACGCCACAAATTTTCCGCATGGGGCAATGTGTTTATCAATCCAGACTTGTTGCTTTTCCGTCAGAAGATTCCCCGTGAAACTCCGGCGCATCGTCATCGTTTCCAGATTGAGATTCCATGAGGTTACGGGCCTGTTCTGAGCTATTATTGACTGCGCTTGAGTAGCCTTTTCCTTGACTTTGAGCAGTCCCAGTATTGGCTCGAATAAAGGCTTGGGCCTCACCGATTGACCGGTCACACCATGTTTGGAAAGCTCGTTTCCAGTCTTTTTTGACAGGCTCTTTTGCGTCAGGTCCGGTGAAGTACCGGTAGAATTGTCCGGCAACGTGGCCAATGGTTGCGTCATTCCATTGGTATTTTCCATCAACCCACTCAACCCAGTCTGAGGGGAGAGATCCGTTGGCAGGGCCATTGGCCTTAAGCCAGTCATCAAGTCTTGATCCTTTGTCAGGTTTTGGTTTTTTTGGTTTTCCATCTTGTTCATCCTTGCTTGAACCGTTTCCGTCTATACATTTATCGTTAGATAAATCTCTTATCTTATCTTCTCTCCTCTTATCTGGTTTGGCCTCAGGTATTGATTCTGAAACCCTAGGGTTATTATCACCCTCATCATCAGATTTTTTAGGACGACCACCACGTTTTCCAAACTCACGGAATTTCTCAGACTTTTCCGCACGTTCACGCACCAGCTCATCACAGACTTTCAAATGCAGTTTGTTGCCTTCTGTACGGAAGAAAACAGCCAGAACCGGCCAATTGCCCTCCAGCTCATCCCCAGAGATACCGGCGATTCGCGCCAATGCAACCAAGTTATCAGGCAGAGGTTGAGCGGTTTCCATGTAGTGATCAATCAGCCGGCGATAGATACCGTCTTGTTCAGCCGTAATGTGCATTGTATCAGCCTTGTACTTGGCAGGGTACCATTTAAACCACATATCATTTTTCATTTTTAAGTGCCTCCTCAAGACCTTTTAATTTTGATTCGATATTATTAAACGTCAGCAAACGTGGCTCTTTCTTAAGCCCCATATACTGTGACAGATTGCTTGAGGTGCAGGGGTCACCATCCTTGCAGAACTCCTCTTGTGTAAGGCCAACTCTGGCAATTCGCCATTTCCAAGTTGCAATGACTTTTTTCATAGATTTTTCGTCCATTGTGTTTCTCCTTCATCTCATTCTATATTTCAAAACAAAAAACAAAACAAGACATTTTTTTACTTGACCTATGTTTTTATTGCGTGTAAACAGGTCAGGCAATGGAGGTACAAATGACAATTTCTAACAAATCTTTTTACTATACTGTTCTGCATGGGGTCGTTGATAATCAAAGCCTCGCAGAGAGTTTAATACATCCGGAAAGAGTAAACCTGATGTATATTTCCGAATCATGGTTTGACTGTATAAAAATGATGATCCAGAAAACACCAGTCTATATGGGCAATTACAGACCAATCAAATCAAAGTCGGTTAAAATTTACAAATTGCCATTGGCCTCAGTTGAAAAATTACTGATGAATTGTGCAGAAAACTCCTCAGACCACTACTATGAGGAAGATTTTTCAAGCGCATACCGCCGCCGATATTCAGAAAAATTAAATACCAAACTGCTTGCCACATTGGCCGCAGAGAAAAAACTTGATTTTAGAAAACCTGATGCCGGCGTAAAATTGAGAATTGGTGAGGTTTACTCATAATGGAAACGCACCTAGAAGACGGATTATATTTTGGCTTGGATGATTCGGTTTACCACTCACTGCCGTATCTTTCAGCCAGCAAACTGAAAACAATCTTGGTGTCCCCATTTAATTATTGGGCCAGCTCCGAGATGAACCCGCTCAAAAAACCAGCTCCACCACGGAAAAGAGTTGTCACCAATAGCGACTTTATGGAGATAGGACGGGCATATCACAAAAGGATATTGGAGGGGTCAGATGCGTTCTATGACAGCTATTGTACTGATTTTGACGTATCTGCATATCCGGACGCATTAAAAACATCAACCGAGATCCAAAACGCTTTGAGAAATCGTGGGTTGCCGGTGTCCGGTAATAAGGATGAAATCACCCGCCGCTTAAAAATGTCCGACCCAACGGCAACATTCTTTGATGAAATATACATGGAATGGCAAGCCAATGAGGTTGATAAAAAAATAATCATTGAGGCCGAGATAATCCAGAAAATTGAGTTTGCCACGGCCATGATTGAAAAAAACCCTCACCTTTCAAAATGCTTTCAGGGTGGTTACCCTGAGGTTACAGTCATCTGGACTGATGATGATGGTATCAGGTACAAGAGCCGTTTTGACTATCTGAAACCAAAGGCCATCATTGATTATAAGGGCTTTGAAAACAGCAAAAACAGAAAGATTGAGAGTGCAATTTATATGGCCATGGCCACTTATAAATATCACATTCAAGCCGCTTTCTACATGGGCAGAGCCGCCTATAAGGCAGTTGAGTTTGCCAAAAAAGGTCAGGTATTCGGGTTTGCGACAAAGGACTTTTTAACCAAATTGGCCGCTACCGATACCCATGATTTTTATTTTGTGTTTCAACAGAAAGGCTTTGCGCCAGTTGCAGAGGGCTGGAAATTCGGACGTAGCTCCATGTATGGATGTGGCGAGACAGCCGTTGATGACGCAATCAAAATCTACAAACAATGCCTCGCCAAATATGGATCAGATCCTTGGGTTGACCCCAAGCCTATCCAAGAGTTTGATGATGCCAATTTTCCAATTTTTGCAACTGAATTATGAGGTTAAAATGCTTCCAGTGATATTATTGATTTTTTTACGGAATTGTACACTTTAAGGCTTGACTACTGTATTTAGTTACAGTAGGGTGCTTATACAAATTGGCAATTAAGCTGGTTTGTATGTATGGAGACACGAACATGGAATCAAACAAAGCCATCGAGTTTAACAATCAGTGGGTTAGGCTTGCTTCCGGCCAGCATCGTCACCCTAGCGGATGGTTTATTCGCTTCAACAAACAAACACGTTTCTGGTCTATCCGGCGCGGCCTTGTAGGTGAGTGTGAGTTACCACAGGCATGGGACAACAAGCCGTTTCGTAAGCTGGATGACGCGAAACGGGCGGTCAACCAATTCATGAAAGACAACAATTACACGGTAGGAAGGTAACTATGAACTACTACATAGCAATGCACGATGCTGGCCGGAGTGTCCTAATCGCTGGCCCATATGACACGGAGGAAGCGGCGGAATCATCCCGCCGCGCCGCCAAGGAAAAGGCGTATGAATATGACGCTAAATCATGGTTTTACACTTCGTCGCTGGCGAAGTCGGAAGCCGTAATGAAAACCGCTTTTGGAAGGGTATGAGAATGAGCAAGATACTGGATGATATATGGGGAAAACCCTACCAGAGCCAGTTTTGGCTCTGGTGCGACATTGACGGGCATGGCCAGCAATGGAGACTGGCGATTGCATTGGATGATGAGCAGTTGTTTTTCCCGCATGACCAATTTGATGATTATGCGGAACATTACTTGAAATACCCTGCGCGTGAAATTGTTAAACCGCTAGAGCCGGAGGATAAGCCATGACGACTCTTAACAAGGAAGCCTTTGAGAAGGCATGTCAAAAGTTTGATTTCATGTGGTTCAATTCTGACGGCACGATGCCCATACAAGCGGCGATTGAGGAATATGTGCGGGAAGCCGATAAGACTTCTGGCAACGTAAAAACCATAATCGCCCTGCTTCGTGACTCGGTGCGCCATCCCGATAATGACAAGCTGATGCAGGATGCCGCTACCGTATTGTCGCGCATACCGAAAGCTGTTGAGGAACTGCGCGACATGATTGACGGTGGGGAAGAATGCCGTGGGTACGATAGCCAACTAAGCGAAGTCATCAGGATATTGGAGGGAGCATGACCAGTATTGTCCATATATACCGCCGCTTTCCCACACCAGAAAGCTGTATATCGCATTTAGAGCAGGTGCGGTGGGGAGATGCTCCTGAATGTCCTTATTGCCGTAGCCCACGGGTAGGGCGCAAGAATGACGGTGGGCAACGGTGGAATTGCCATCTATGCAAGAAGTCGTTTAGCGTCACCGTAGGCACGATATTTCACAATAGCCATATTGACCTTCAACGATGGTTCTTGCTGATTGCCCTCATGTTTTCAGCCAAGAAGGGGCTATCGGCTATGCAAGCGGCTCGTGACCTAGAAATGCGCCGCCCTACGGTGTGGAGCATGATGCACCGTGTGCGCGCCGCTATGAAGGATGACGGCAAGCTACTGGCTGGTATCGTTGAAATGGATGAAACTTATGTAGGCGGGAAGCCTCGCCGCTTTGCCAATAAAGATGACGATGACACGCCTTCCTTGCGCGGTAGAGGCACGAAGAAAACGCCAATTGTCAGGAAACTCAAAAACATAGTTTTACGATAGAACAAAGGAAAAGACCATGAACGACCAAACAAAACCACAAGACCAAAAGCCGGCAGAACCATCACCGAAACTGTCAACCATGCAATCAGGTGGTAAGGTTAAGGCCATTGTGCCTCAGAACATTGAGGAGGCGTTCCGCATGGCAGATGCAATCTATCTGTCAGGGATGTACCCAGAGAGCTACGCCGCAGACGCAGAGCGCAGAACCGGCAAACAAATGCAGGGGATTGACAGACAGGCGACCACCAGCCGGATCATGGTGGGTATCCAGAAGGCAATGGAAGTTGGTTTACCGCCAATTTCAGGCCTGTCATCCATCTACATTGTGAACAACCGCCCAACCATTTACGGTGACGGTATCCCCGCCCTGCTTTACGCATCAGGGAAAGTGACCAAATTTAAAGAATGGTCAGAGGGTGCATGGGGGACTGATGAGTATGTCTGTAAATGCGTCATTCAACGTAATGACATGGAGGACCCGATTGAGCGGGAGTTTTCATGGGCAGACGCTAAAAAGGCAGGATTGGCCAACAAAACAGGTCCGTGGAGTACACACCCAAAACGCCAGCTCCAAATGCGCGCCCGTGGCTTTGCGGCCCGTGACGGAGCTGCAGACATTCTGAACGGCCTTGGCATTTATGAGGAGGTCATTGATATACCAGAAAAATCCAGAGAGGTTGATACATCATCATTGGATGATACGCCTGCACCAAAAGCGGAACCATTGGCCATTGAGAATACTCCTCAGCCGGCCATGGATCTTGCGTTTGATGATTCGGACGTTGATCTTGTTGCCGTTGGTAAGATTGTTGAAATGAACAACGCCGAACTTGAAAAAATTCCTTTTATTGAGGATGACGTTTGCCAGACCTGCAATGGCAAACAGGTCGTTAATTACACGCAGGAAAACCCAGAAACCGGCGAAATTGAGGAGGGTATAGAACCATGCCCAGACTGCAATCAACCCGTCACAAACAAAGCATAGGAGCTTCCATGTTTACTTTCTTTGATACTGAAACCACCGGACTACCAGACTACAATGCGGATCTGATTGATCCGAAACAACCGCGCGTCCTGCAATTTGCCGCTTTATTGGTGGACGCAGAGGGCAACGAAGTGTCTGCTTTCAAATGCCCGATTAAGCCGGACGGGTGGGAAGTTGATGAACGTCTTGAGGTAAATGGCCGTAAAACAGCTTTTGCCATCCACGGCCTCACAAACGACTATCTCAACAAATACGGCGTATCCATGAAAACCGCGCTCATCATGTTCAGAATGTTTCAAAACCAGTCAGAGCTTAAAATTGCTCACAATTACCGGTTTGACGGATTCCTGCTCAAAGGTGAACACCAACGCATAGGCATGGATGCAGGTCCGGACATTGAGAAATTCTGCACCATGAAGGCCATGACAGAAATTATGAAACTACCACCGACAGATAAAATGGTGGGTGCCGGTTTCACATGGCCAAAATCTGCAAACCTTGGAGAGGCTTACAAATTCTGTACCGGTAAGACCCACGAAAAGGCGCACGATGCACTGGCAGACGTTAAAGCGGCCAAGGAGGTATTCTTTTGGATACGCAACAACGGCCTGTTTAAAGACCAACCACGCACCGGCCCAAAGACTGTGAGCGCATAATGGTCACACAGTTTCCAACCAGCAATCTGAAAGAGATCAGGTCCTATGTTGTAAACATGGAAAACCTGATTGAGAACGTAAATAACCTTGTGCAAAGCCTAAGCAAAACTGAGGCTTTAACATACCAAATGGGACGCACATCCGGCGCGGCCCAGAGCGTTGCAAATGCAATGCGTGACTTTGTAAAAGAAATTGAAACCCTAGAAAAAATGGAGCCTCAAAATGTCCTCAAATAAACCTTTCAATCCAATACCTGAACTGCCACATATTCTCAAAAATCAACCTGCACCTGAGGCCGCGAAGCCTCAGAAAAAGGTAAAAAAACAACGGGAATCAAGCGAATCCACAGCAGAGCCAATTTACATCAGAAAATTATTCGAACATTATAATAACAAATGTAAAGTTGCTAGAATTTTGGGTTGTTCAGATCCGGTCATAGTTGGGGCAATCGCAAATAATATTGTAACAAAGGCTTATGAGATAGCCGCTCAATACTATTACATTTTGAACATTGAGAAGCCGGCCAATCAAAAGGTTGCAGTTTCCGCGCTTGTCCCTGATGATGTATGGGCAATGCTGGAGCCGTGGCTTGTTTCAGCCGGTGTGCAATATCAGAGTTTTAAGTCCTAACCTCCTTGCAAAGTAAGGGGCTTAATAACGGGACGGGGTGAGCAATCATCCCGTCTTTCGTTTAACAAAAAAGCCCCCTATCGGGAGCCTTTATGATTCGGTCAGCTTGTCGTCTTTTAAACGGCGACCACGGGTTAGACTTTCTCATGTGCATTTCCTCTGCCTTGAACTTTCATAACCAATCATCCAGCGTTTTGTTTTCGGACTATCCTTGGTGTGCATTGTGCCAACCGGCATGGACGCACAACCGGTATCAATAATCCTCTGATCGGCGCAGGATACCAAGAGAAGAACCGACAGCATCAAGGTCATCAGTTTTAACATTTTCAGCTTTTTGTTGTTCATCTTTCAATACCTCAGTGGCCTCAGTTGTTTTACCTGCCACAGCAGACGCTTGATCTGCTTGACATGATTTTTCACCCTCAGAGAAACGGGCATTGCCATACAGTAAAACGGCCACGCCAAGCGCAACCAGTAAAACCAATCCGACAATGCCCATTTCCTTACTCATTAGGTTTTGCCTGTTCTTTCAACAGATCCGCGCAGTACGCAGAGGCGGCAGTTTTATCAAATGCAATACTGATTGCAGATGGAATGTCTTTCCCGCCCACAACCACAGCACCGATACCGACAATTACAGCCACAACGATTGCGGCAATTTTCGCTTTATCCATATTTTTATCTCCTTTTAAAAGTTAATTTACGCAGACTATCATACTATTGTGTCGCCTGAAAGTGCATGGCATCAGGTCGAGTTTTAAAGTCTCCACCCCAAAACCAACCCTCAGACTTAAAGATTGAAACAACCTCATGCGGCATCATTTTTTGTGCCGGATTGTAAAATGCCCCCAGAGGGTTAAGGGCCGGAGCCAGATCAATTGCCGCACCATACGCATGAGTGCTTAATTTGTTAATCGTGAGCTTGCCAGAAACGCCCCTGATATGCCTGAAATGAAATCCACCCCCGTACCTATCAAGATGAAACTCTTTCCTCTCCAGCGCGCTTGTATCGCGCCGTATCTTATCAAGAACAATGGCCAGACTGTCAGCGCATTTTTTATTTACAGCAATCTTGGTGATTTTTGTCTCACCCATCCACATATCATATGGAGCATCAATCCGTGTAATGTGAACAGGCTCAAATTGTGGATCCAGAATGACCCCATCTGATACAATTTTCCATGGTTGGCCATAGAATTTAGTCATAGATTCAGCGTCTTGGTTTGGGAATATCATTGCTCACTCCATCCTCAAATGTGATTTTGTACTTAAACCGCGCATACTCATCCGGCGAAATGACACCTTTGACTGCCCGATGACTATAATAGACAGCTCTCGCCCAATCAGACATTGTGGATTTTTGCCGCGCACAGCATATGTCATAGGCTTTTTTTGCATTTTCAACACCATTAAAAAACTCTAAAATTTGACCACAAAATATACTTTCAACCCTGACAACCTCATCCCTTGGCCTTGTGGCCTCAACCCAATGGACAACCAATCTCATCAGCGCACCATCTGAAAACTATTTTTAGGATGATTTATCTTATGCGGGAAAACAAAATTGGCTCCAGCTATGCTATCTTTTGCTTTTTTACAAGCATCCGAATTTTCTGAAACAATCCGCTTCACATCTTCCATGGCCTGAAAGACGTTACAGTTATTGAGTTTTAATATCATTTACCTTCTCCGATAATACAGCAATTACCTCACTATTTTTTGAAACCACATTGAGAGTTTCTTTGTGCATGGCAAAAATCGTATCAGTCAGTTGGTCGTTTCGTGCATTGAGCTTCTTTAAAACTAAGCACAATACGATAATGACCAAAAGCTCAAAAGCAACAAGAACCCCTTGTTCGCTTATCATCTTCAAAATAGAATCTATGATTTCAGACAATCAATCCCCCATTAAATTGTATGATAGATATTTATAATAGCCTCAAATTCGTCAAGGTTTTCAATATGACGCGAGCCACCAACCCTAAGGCCAACAGTCCCACGGTCATCATACCATTGAACAGAGGTGATATTCGGATCTACTTGGAAATAAAAATTTTTTCCAACCCCATCCACTGATACAAAATTATCTTCTGGAATAATTGTAACTCTCATAATCCACCTATACCTTGATGATTTTATTTAAAATAATTGTTGGCTGGACGTTATTGTGAGCACCGCCACCACCAGCATTAGTTGTGGTATTCAAATTTTCTGGGCCTGCACTTGGTCCAGTAGTAGTCCTCCCCAGTGTAGTTTGGTTATTGGCACCACCAGAATTAGAAACAACATTGTGACTGTGGCTTGGCATCTCAGTAGTTGTTAATGTATGGGATTCAGCACCACCAACCGCGCCAAGCGTATCCCCATTCAATCCACCAGAAAGACCGGTAAGACGGTTTGCGCTTGTACCCCCCATATCATCTTGACCGGCACTTACACGACCACGGAAATCAGGTAAGTTAAAAGTTGTGGAGCCATCACCGGCCCCATACGTTGTACCTATAGCAGAAAACAGATTCGCGTATGTCCCAACCCTTAAAACAGCTTGGCCATAACAGAAAACCCATCCGGAAGGCTCAGTCGTACCAGCATAATCAACGATAGTCCCTACAGGAACGCCAGCAGTTGAGAAAGTTGCAAGTAAAACTGCCAGTGTCTCAGGGGTAACAATTGTATTGGTCGAAAGACCAGCATTTACCTCTGCCTGAGTTGCAAGTCTAGCCACGCCCGTTAAGGAGGTTGTGGCTTGTTGTTTTAGATTGTTGAAAGTTGTTAATGCACTGGCAAAGTCAGTGCCATTATTGGCACCGAGCATATCACCAGTACCAGCACCACTCGCACCGCGCTCACCGGCCAGAGAGATATTCCAATCTGCATGACTTCCCGCACCAGCAGTAAAATCAGCCGTAATTGTCAGTGTTGTTCCAGAGTATGAAGTTACAGGACCTTCAATCACTTTTGACCCGTCATCACTGGCGGCGCGCAACCGTTGACCCAATGACCATGATTTACCTGATTGTGTCGTGAAAGCCTTTGCTCCGGTACCAACAGCAACAGAAGTTAAAGAGGTCCCCTTGAGAGAGGCAATCAATCCGGCAGATCCGGCCGTAATCAATTCAATAAAACTTTCAGCATCCCCATCATAGGCATCAGTCAATTGCAGGGAGCGTGAGAGTTGTTCAGCCACCTGTTTAATTTGCATGGCCAAACGGTCCATGGCATATTCAACCGGCTTTGGTGGGAATGTATTTTGATTTAATAAAATTAAATCCTGAGAATATTCCAAGTTTGGTTTTAAAACGATAAATTCACCAACGGCCAATTCACTGCCCAGAATTGGATAAGTGACAAAACCACCACCCGAATCAGTACCGGCACCGGAGACTGTATAATCAACATCAAGAGTAAGAACAACCTCACCACCAGATGAGATTTTTTTAACCAAAATCTCCTCTTTTGTGAAGACTTTGAACGTAAAAGGCCACTCTGTCTGGACCCCGTTACCTTCGTATTTATGTTTTAAATCGGTGGATGGTACGCTCATTTTTACCTCGTAATTTAATATTGCACAAAATTTATCGTTTGTCAGCAGGTGGTGGGCCAGCAATTATGCCACGGATAGGATCAAGCGGAGAATCAATCTCAGTATCACCCTCAATGACATCTGCCGCATAACCCAAAGGTTTACCAAATTGCCCTAATGGTAACCCTGTCATAAACCCTAGGCTTGTTAGGGTATCTTTAACAGCTCTTGAAATATCCCCATCATCAGCAACCGCCTCATAAATTGTCTTCGGTGTACGGGCCAAAGTCTCAGCCATACCGATCACCGGAGACAGTTGGATTTTATCATTATAAGGCTTGTCATCAAAGGCATTGATTGCAGAGTTTGCAACCTGTCCGATAAATGGCACCATGGCAGTTCCGTACCGTACCTGAGAGCCGAAATACCAAGACATCCAATCATCAATCACGGTACCATCATCATCCTCATCATCAGGTAAATCACCCTTCATTCCACGGACAATCAACTCAGCCATGAACGATGGAACGGCATAGGTCATCATGTAGAGATAACCCAGCTTTTTCGTCCTATCGAAGCCATTGGATGACCGGACAATGTTTTGCGCCTCAGTGGTAATCAAATTGGCCTGAGTGTTGAAATATGAATAGAACATTGTGAACAGGCGCATTGTTGCCGGCCCTGCCTCAAATTTGGAAATGTCCTCAGCCGAAGTGGATCCTTGTGTTTCGCGCACCGTTGAATCCGCGAACCGTACAGCCTCTTTTTCGTTCATGTTTTTGGCCACAGCATTATCATACGCCGCCATCCAAGTTGTGTTATCAACCCAAGACTGGAAAATCTTTTGGAAGATGTACCCGTGAGACTGAGCGGCATCTTTGACCTTACCGTATTTGGATGTGTTTAAAACAACATCTATCACCGCTTTCTGCATATTATCTGCAAGAATTGTGTTGCGATACCTCATAAAACTAGAAGCCTGATAAATCTGCTCATGCGCCGCCCGTGGGCTTTTCATGTATTGCACCAGAGCGCGGCCCATCGGGCGCGCACCAACTTTATAAATTGCCGGTGCAAAGCCGGTAATCTGCTGGATTGCGTTCAGGAAATTCAACATCATGGCTTGTGCCGAGGTCGAGGATCTCAACCAGCGCGCCGCAGGGTCCAAATCCTTAAACCATTTAGAATCACGGGTTTCAACAGTTTGACGGGCAACCCTTTGGAGCCATGGAGTAAGCATCTCCTCAATCGCTCTTGGGTCCACAACCGCCATTGTGTTCCTGAAATTCTTATCATTGGTCAGTTTTGCAACGTCTTTGACAGCCGGCTCCAGATGAACAAAGCGCAAAACTTTGTCCACATGGCTTGGCAATAACTTCAAATCAAACGACAAAGGCGCGGCATAACCCTCAGAACGGGCCTTGGTAAATCCCCTGCCTGTGGTCGGGAACATAGAAGAATTGTTGACCGTGATGAGGTTTTCATTGTCCTGTCTGATACGGGCATCCTGTGACAATTCGTTATCCGGAATTGCCGGCCAGTAACCGCCCTTGTATTCACCCCATGGAGTAGGTACCGGCCATGAAGTGATTTCAGAGAAATAATACCCATACATGGATTTATGTGCCTTCTGAGCCGCAGGTTTTAAACCATCAACCAAATTCCACATATTCTGAACCAGATCCATATCCTCTTTGTTTATGGTACCATCAGCCATCATACGCTCCATCATGGCCTGAACATTGGCAGGATTCCACTCCTTACCCCGTCCACCCTTCCAGAGCTTGTACCAGTTGGATTCATTGCCCATGTGCAGGACCATCCCGATCAGTTCAGCGCGGGAATGGAATGTATAATTGATTTCAGGGGAAAAAATTTCACCTGAATTGTTCAATCGCTCATCATAAGGTTTCAGAATATCAGCCATTTTGGTGAGATAATCATGTTTTGCCTCAAGATATTTGCCACGGGCATCATTGATAGGATTCCAGATGTATTTGCGGAACACACCGCCATACTCTCCATCCATCACATTGACCCAATTTTCAACCCTTCTCATTCCAGCGCGAATACTGGAAAGTCTCAGTTTCCCTTTATCGTGCCACTGGAGGGCCTTTTCTTGACCTTTGGCAATGGAGGTTTCAGGCAGTTCAGACAATCGCTCTGACAGCTCCTTAAGGATACTGTCACGCTCAACCTTTTGGCCATCAATTGTCATGGTTTTCTGGTCACGGCCAACGCCAAGAATATTATCAATGGTGTCCTTCAACCCCATAAATTCCTCAAGGCTCATTTTTGTCCATGGCTGGAATGTCTGTGTGACCGTTTGACCGGCCATTTTTCCCTTGGTGTAACTCACATCACGGGTTTCAGCCTGAGGAACATTTTTGGTGTTTTCCTGTACGGCCAAAACCAAATCATTATATGCCTCAGGATTGTCCTCCAGAATGTAACCAAAATATGTCTGTAGGTTTCCAGCGTCATACGGCAGAACCCCATAGCGGCCAAGGATAGCGCGCGCCACATAGATGTAATTCAGGTCCATAGACTTTGACAATTTCTCATCAGTTTTCTGCAAACGCTTCCACGCCTCCAATTGTTTTTCCATCACCTTACGGGCATCAAGAGACTGTTTATACAGGTGGTGAGAGAGCAATTGTTGTTGTTTTGCTTTGACTGCAACCGGATAATCCTTTGAACGGATCGCCTTACCATAGGCTTTTGCCGCCCGAACTGAGGCGATATAGAACCGATCAACATTTGTGGCATCACGAATGTTTTTAGATGAAAGGATTTTCTGCGCGGCCAGCTCAAAATTGGTATTGGAACCAAACGGGAGGCCGGCAAGTTTTGCCGCCGCTTTCCCCTCCAGCTCCATTTTCAGGGCTTGAGAGTCAGTATTCCACGCCTCAATTGCCTGTTTTTCAATGGTCCCATCAGTCATCATATCGCCATGACGCTCAACCATTGTCTCATTGGTTAAACGCTCAATACGGGCCTTGCGGTCCTCTGCATTGGTAATGGCATACAAAAGCTCATATCCGGTACCGTATCTGTAACCGTCCTCACCGTTTCCGACCATATAACCCATCAATTGTGAGATGGAATCCGCAGAGATACCAGTCTTGGAAAACAATCCTTTTGGCATATCGGACATTATGGTTTTACCCACAATGTTTATACCATCCTCACGGGAGATTTTAATTGGTGGAATTTCCACCCAATCATCACCGGCCAGATATTTGCCTTTTGTCAAAAACTCAATGGTCCGATAGATAGGATCTGTATGGACTTGCGCCTCAATTTCAGCGCGGACATTGGCCCGTTCTTCTTTCCACCATTTTGTATGTTCACGCTCTTTCTCTTTGAGGGCCTTTTTAAACAGGTTTTCCTTGGCTTCCTCCAGAGATTTATTGTGCAAACGCTCATACCGTTCTTGGTCCGCTTTTGGCAGAATGGCAATCAAATCCTCATTGATTTTAAATCCATCGTTCCGGCTTTGAACTTGTGCAATTTCCTCATCAGTTGCCAGCATCCTATCAAATATGGCTTTTAGCTCAGGAGTGACCGGCGCGCGCAATTCCTGAACAGTCTGATAAATACGGCCCAGCCATGCCTTGAATTTCTGAAACGCCGATTGCAGGGCAACGCTTGGGGCATCACCAGAACGGAGGTAATTTTCAAACGCGCGCGCAAACTTCTCATGTTGGTCAACGCCAATTTCTGCGTATGACTTCACGCCCAGATAGTCCAGAATACCGGCCATATCATCAGTGAATTGTTTTGGCGCATCAGCCGCAGAGGCATACCGATTGTACGCATCAAGGAAAACGTGACCAGTCTCATGCAGGAATGTTGAAAGGTTAGAGCTTCCAAATAAACGAACAACATACCGGCCATCACGCATGATTGACACTTGGCCACGGTTATCCTGATAATATTTTTTTACGGTTTCAATCGCCTTATCATCAAAAATCACATAATTATGGGACCCCTCACCATCCAAACGACTTGCACCATCAAGGTATTTAATACCTTTAATGCCTAAATCTTTTAAGAAATTAGAGGCCAATTTTGGATTTTGCTCTCTGCCAATAACACCATCACCATCAGCAACCGCCCAGCCTTTTGGATGAGAAGAATTATCAACTTCCTTGCCCAAGCGATAAGCCAGAGCGGCGTACAGCTCACTACCCTTGAGAGTTTTTAATCTCTCATCTGGGTTTTCCTTCCATTCTGAAATAGCTTTGCCATCAACCTCCAAGCGCACGCTACCATGATCACTTTCTTTCATCAGTGAATTTATGGCAGTTTTTACGGCTTCCGGTTGTTCGCTCAATGGTTTATCCCATGAAAGCAAAACGTCATCATCAGGGATTTTAACCTCATACAATTGACCGTTTGACAGCTCAACTTTATTAAGAGTTTTGATATCTTTTTCCAGTGTATGAATGACGCTATCAGGGGCCTTTAACATTATTTTTCTGTCAAGGATTGCCTGTACCTCAGCAATGATATCTCCAATATTTTTATTTCTCTCAGCAGTAAAGGCACCCTTAGATAGGGTGTTTTCCAGCTCCATATCAGGGTTAAAATCTTTTTTGCCCAGAATTGTTTTGATTTTATGTTTTGCCAGATTCCTCCGGTAAAATTCTGCAATTTCTTTTTTACCAGCAAAATACAATCCCCAACCATAAGCCTGAACACCTTCACCGGTGCCGATATGGTCAAGTGTGAATTGGTCAAACCTATGAGGTGAGCCATGGAAAGCAGACTGATTGAATGTCGTTCCATCCGGTGCATTTTCACCGGTAACATCCTCACCCAAAAATTCTGCAGGATTCTTGATGGCATTTTTGACCTGCTCGTTTGTCGCAGTTTCTATGTCCAGACCAAGCTCAGCAAGGTATTTGGTAAAGTCCTCATAAGATGCCTCCATTGGATCATTGTTTTCAGGGACAACCGGATTGCCCCTCAGCTCAGAGTCAATAGCATCCATCAAATCCTGAACATCAACGTAATTCCCATTATTGCGGAACACATCAAGGCCGATAGTCTCATTGAGGTCATCAGCACTGATTGTATCAACATCCTCCAGAGCCTTAATGGTTTGAACACCATTGGCCGTGGCAATCTTTGTATCTTGTTTGCGGAACAACCATGGAGCGGTTTTTGGGGTCACATCCATGACCTTCAACTCACCCGCGAGAGGAGAGCCGACTTTCACGCCGCCCATTTTTGAGATGTATTTCAGGACAGGAAGATGACGGGATTTCCCTTTTTCCTTACCTTTTGACGGGATATAAACCTTACCGTTAGCCTCAGCTTTAGCCTTGGCTTTTTCATTCCGTGTTTGGAGTGATTTTTCACGGGCTTTGAATAGGGTATCTGTACGGGTTTTATATTCCCGCATATCGTTGATTGTCTTGTCTGTAATGTCCAGTGATGAGGTCGGAGGGGCAACCGGCCCCTGCACATCAAAACCCTGCAACAGGGATTGTGTGACATCCTCAGAGCCACCGCGCTCACGCATTGTTTGAATGAACGAAGCAATTGGAGCCACAGAATCACGGGCAATTTGTTGTGTACCGATACGTCCAGTGTCTCGCAGTCTTTGGGTAATGTCTTCACGGAATTGCTCAACGTCAGTCAGAGCAGTGTTTTCCTTTGGAGACAGGTCATACAGGCTTTCCAAATAATCTGGGTTACTCAATTGAGCAACGGTCAAATCATCCGGACGATCAAATTTAACGTGTTCCATCAGGACACGGCCACCCTCATTGGAGGCGATATAAGCCACATAATCTGACCGGTTGAGCATCACATCACCGCCAGATAAATTGGCATCGTTAATGCGTTCCTCAATGTCAGGGATTGCCGCAGTCAGAGCAGCCTTTGTCTCAGGATCAAGCTCCTGATAATATTTTGTAACGACCTCGCCATCAATGTAAACACGGGCATCAGGGCTTGCGGTTTCAACCATCTCACGAATGGCCGCAGGGTCACGGGCAACAGTCTGAACTTTCATGGCCGCATCATGCACACCTTGAACCTCAGAGAGTTTTTGTTCGGCCACAGCTTTTGCGGCCTTATCAACATCACCCTTGCGAATATCGGAATACATTTTGGTATCAAATACCGATTGCCCAAGGGATGAAAATCCCTCCAGTAAAACATCACCGGCATCAATTTCACCAGTTGCCGCGAATTGTCCAGCCGCCTCAGAGACACTTTCCCCAACAGCACCAACAGCCACATCAGTTGCCGCTTTTCCAGCGTTTTTGGCCAGAGCTTTTGCACCTTCTTTTGTGGCAATCTTACCAACGCCAGTCATTCCCTTGGCAAAACGTCCCGCAAATGTCGCGTTCCAGAGAGCATCAATTCCCGCAGTTGTAAGACCTTTTGCCTCAGCGCGGTTTTTGGCCGCATTGATAAAATCAACATCTCTGAATTTTTCGGCAATGGCTTTTGGATCAGTCACATCAATTCCAGAGTCAGATAACTCCTGATCAATCCAAGCCGCAACCTCAAGAATGGTACCGCCGGCAAATCCACCGGCCACACCACCGCCAATACCGCCAATTGTCGCACCGATAGCAGAGCCAGCCGGCACAGTAACAACCTCCTCAGGGAGGGCGACTTGTGGACCAGCTTGCCCAATACCAACAGCGACACCAGCCCCAATACCAGCACCACCGATTGCACCAATCTTGGCACCACCAATGGACGACAGAGAGGGCAAAATCATATTAGGAAGGTTTGCCACGGTTGAACGACCAACAGCCCTCGGAGAGGTCAGGATAACGCCAGCACTCTCAAGCCATCCATCTGCATCAGACATACGCTTTTGAAAATTCTTTTGATATTCCGGAGCATTGGCCTGAACGTCAGACATCGGGCGGTTTCGATCAGCGATAAACTGAGCCATTGAATCCAAATCTTGGCCCTCAGGACCATAGGCCATCATCAAATAGCCAGCATACGCCGCCTGTTTTTCGGTCATGGCCAGAACTTCATCAACCGTGGAGCTTGGCGTTTTACCGATAGATGAGAAAGAATCCTCCAGCCCTTTAATGTTTTCAACATCATCATGGGCAATCTTTGCAAAATTCTCATTCTGCAAAGCCTTGGCGGTCATCGGGTGGGTTTTAACCATCTCATCCGGATTGAGGTCATTCATACGGGTCATGTTTTTAACCCATGCCTCATTTTCCGGACTATCAATGGAGAAGGTCGGAACACCGGACTTGGCAGATAATTTGTTAATCTCTGCCTGTTTATCCGGATTGCTACCCAATGCCCCTGAAAGATTGCGCTTTACGGATTCGGCCTCACTTTCGGATTTTACCTCAAGTGCCAGAGCGTCCCAATCATCAGCCATTTTTACGTTTCTCCAATAATGATTTTACAGTTGAGGCAGAAACCGGCGCACCAACGCGCATCAATGTCTGTACGGCCTTGCCAATATCCTGCTCATCATACCCATCTACCTTGATAAAGTCAGATGGATTCTCAATAAATCCCTGAATATTTTTTTGGCTTGGCTCTTGATTGTTTTGAACCAGCACGTTAATGGCCGATTGCACCAGTTTTGGATCACTATCACCAATCAAATAAGACTGTTCAGGGTCCAATTGATAAACACGTTTCTGGTCACCATCAAAGAAGCCGGCCCCAACGGAGGTGTTCAATACCATACGGGATACAACGGCCTTTTTATCATCAGCAGTCAGAGCCTTGCCGCCACGGTTTTCAATCTCCTCAGCAAAGGCATCCTCAACAGCACCCTGAAATGTGTAGTATTCTGGGTCATCGACTTTTTTACCAATGCTTTTCCATGCCTGAGAAACAACATCCCGTGTTGTACGAAATTCACCGCGAGAGGCCGGTTTATCGCGTAAATCAGTTTGTTTTTTAACAATGGATTCATAGTCTGATTGAGAGAGATTTCCCCTCCATTCGCCTTGTGAGAAGTCTGTACTCATAATTTGGTCAGGGGTCATCTGGGCCACCTTCACGCCGACAGATGGATTGGTAACACCTTTGAAATTGGTTATATCCTTCCAAACGTCCAGCTCAATTGCCTTGGCCTTTTGTTGTGCCGTGAGAGCAGACCAGTCACCATTATTCCGATAGAGGACCGGCATGACCGTATCCAGAAAATCTTTCTGGGATTGTTTCTGGATCTGTACCTGCTTATCCTGAGTTTTCTTATGAAGCTCCAACAGCTCTTGACCGGCACCAGCATACTGCAAATCCAATTGAGCCGCCGCTTTCGTGACCGCTTCGGTTGAGGGATTGCTTGTAATTTGACTTGATAAATCGGCCAGACGGTTTTTCCATGATGGTAGATATTTGGCGTATTCCTCAGGATTGGCCTTGGCCAGTTTGAGGTATTCTTTATACCTTAAATCAATCAAAACCCTAGGGTTACCATCAGCTTTTGCAATCAATTCCTTTGCCTTTTCAACCCCATGATTGACAGCAGTATCAAACGCCACAAAGCGGATAGATTCAGGTAATTCATTCGCGCCAATAGCGTTCCAGTATCTTGTTTTATAAAGCTCCATGGCTCCTTTACGGTCCAGATTTTTCACATCCACATCCGGATTGGCCAGAGAATTGATACCGAACTTGGCAATCGCACCTTTTGGCTCATTCGCCACCTTGGCACCACCCTCCAACTCATCGACCACATAGCCCAAAATTTGCTCCTCAGAGGTCAGTGACGCACTCGCACCAAGACCAATGTAAGCCTTTTGTGCCGCCGCTTGTGGGATAGCCGCATCAAAGAGTTTATCCATCTTTGTTGCATCATCAAACGTCAACATTCCACGGGCCTGAGCTTCGTCATAAACCTCCTTGGCTTTGAGGATACCATCCGGAGTGTCTTGGCCAATCATGGCAACAATCTGGGCAGAGCGCATATTGGAATAGAGTTGTGTTTTCTTCACACCAAATTGCTCAGGTGACCATCCCTCTTGAGCGGATTGCGCGGACAATGCCTTGAAATTCTCCTCCCATTTTGCGGAGAAATTCTTTTCATCGTTAAAATTAAAGGCAACATCCTCAGTATTGGTAGTCTGAACAGCCGCCAATTGCTCAGATTTATATGATTGAAGCTCTCCAAATTGGTGCCGGCGCGCCAAATCAACAGTGGATTCCTCCAAAGAATTAAGGCTTTTACCAACCATATCCTTGAGATCCTGATTGTCCCCATCAATCTGCCCATATTTTTTCTTAATATCGGCCATGGTTTTTTCCATCTCAACTTGCGCGCCGAGTGCATTACCGCCCTTTTTGGTAAGCAGACCAGTCTCAGGATTGTAAATCTTATCCATGGCCTCCTTTTTGGCCATTGTGGACAGCTCCAGCGCGCGCGCGGAGTTTTGCTCCTCCATCATATTTGTGGCGCGTTTATCAGCAACAGCACCCAATTTGTCCAGAGCATCAGCTCCGGCCATCAGGGCCTTACCTCCATCACCGAACATACCGGAGGGTGTATCAATCCGTTGTGTCACGTTTGGAATGGCAGATGACTGGACCTCAGGCACAATTTTACGAGGGACTACTAACATAAATATCTCCTATTTTTTTGGGTCAAAAACCCCTGCTTTTTTGTATCCATACCATTTATCTGCAACACTTCCGGCAGATGAAAGAACAGATCCAAAAGCCGCAGTATTCGCAGAGCTTTTTGCGGTAGAGGCCGCAGTCCTGTTATTTGCCGCAGAGGCAGAGTAATTCATACCCTGAACTTTATACCCATAGGCTTCACGTTCAGCATTGTTTCTGATTGTCAGGGCCTCTAATTCACCGATCATGGCCGTATCAGAAAGGGTATCCAGCGCGGAGCCGCTATCAGTTTCAACGCCATTTTTTGCAAACGCATTTAATTGTTGACCCTTTAATTGGCCAATCTTAATCCGGTGCATTTGCTCCTCAGTCCTGCCGCGATCAATAGCATCAGCCGCAAGGCGTTCCTGAATAACAGAGTTATTTGCATCAACGTCAGCCTGATAACGCAGGGCATTGGATTGTGCCGCGCCGGCTTGTCTTTGTGCCATAAACTGCATACCAGCACTGGCAACGGTTGTGGCGATAGAAGCATAGGCAAGGGTGGTTGCGCTAATTGGCTCACACATTAGGATTCTCCATGTAAAATCTATGAAACGGCAAATTCAAATGGCCGTAAGGCTCAGGCTCCATGATAACAAAGCCTAACCATTTTAACCATTGAATAGATACAATATTTCTGGCATCCACAAAATTTTCAAGACGATTAAAACCGTCAAGCATTTCCGGCACATACACCTTACATCCACGCAGGAATTTACGGGATATTTTGGTAATCCCATCAGTCCCCAACATCCATACGGTACCAGATCCACCCAAAATAGATTGAGGAACAACGCCAAAAAGCCCGATAGGCTCACCATCCAGCATGATTGTTTTACGGTATTTGGAGAGGGAATAGGACATTTTCAGTGATGAGAGGGGTGTCCGTTTACCGGAGGCCCATATTTCACGCACATCATCCGGACGCATCTTGTCAGCGACAATCTGCAGGTGTTCAGGAAGTGTGTCCACAACATAGGCATCCATTAAACAAACTCCACATCAGGGGTCACGGATAAGATCGTACATGGCAAAGGCACATCATGCCTGAAAAATACAGAGCATTGTGTTTTCCAGTCAGCCTTAATATCAATCGGCATCACGCGAGATTGTAAACGTGTAGGGTCACCCATCAACTCATCCGTTCTTTCCCCGCGCAACTCTTTAAGACTATCCTCATTCGGACCTGCTTTTAACCCACGGGAATTGTAAAGATGAACGTAAACCCTAGGGATACGTTTGGCTTTGCCTTTGGTTATTGAGCCATCCCTTGTGGTCGTATCAACGTCCATTGGTTGCATATCGCATTTATAACTCAGGCCAATTGCAATGGTTGTATAAACTGCATCAAGGGTAATTTTCCCCTCCGGCCCAATCGTTTGAGAGGAAAGGACATTGCCATCAGCAAGGATGGTTACGCTCTTACCGTTCAAATGTTCCAGACCATAAAGCTCAGTCAGACTGTTCGCCTCATATTGGATACCGGCATCAACAAAGAATGAATATGCAAGATCATCTTCATCAGGGTCCCTGCTCTCCATTCTCTCAATAAATCTGCGAGGGGTACCATTGATTGTGCGCTCAACAATAAAGTAAACGGCATCCACATCACCCTCAGGAATACAGCACACATCAAGGTATTTTCCGTCAGTGTCGTGTCTTGAGAAACCCCAAACCTCATGCTCCCGTTGATATGTGAGAGAGGTCAGAGAACCGTCAATATGGACCGTCCAAACGAGAGAATCAGGCTCTTGTTGATATGCCCAATTTTTCGCCCGTTTATCAACATTCCGAGTTTTCTTAAAGAGGTGTGATGACAGGATAGAAATGTCATTCCCGTCATACCCATCAGCCTCAATTGTATATCTGAAATCACGGACTTTCTTACCGCGAGACGGGATAAACAGCGCAGTATTGCCAATCAACAAAGGTTTGACCGGAGCGATACCACGGCCAGATTGTTTTTTAGCCCCAACGGTTGAGGGGGATAGAGCGGCATCAGCCGCACCAGCCAAAAGCCACTCAGCCGAACCAGTGAAGGCGATCAGGTCATTTAAGGCCATCAGATATTTAATGGCATTAACCTGCTCAGAGGCAATTGTGAACTGCAAAGCATCACTGTCTTTGGCCGGAGAGGATACGTTCATGTTCTTATAACTGGAGGTTTGGGTCATAAAAACTGTATCGGGATTGTTTATGGTCCGAGCAAAAACGCGCCTTTGGTCATACAATCCAACGGCACCAGCATAATTCCCTGCACCGGTAAAAGGGTTTCTTGCCTGTGGAGGCGAATCATCAACAACCGGAGAAATGTTATCATCACGGAAGGTTGTCCCTATAGCCGGACCGATGAACCCATAATATCCATTTATGTTTTTATAGACATTGTACTTTGTTGCGGTACCCGTCCAAGTCAAATCAATATAATCAGCCGCCACCCATGTTTTAGGGGCCTTACATACCGCGCTTGTAACGGCGGTTGATCCAACGGATTCCTCACCGGTTTCCTCATCAACAGCAGTCACAATATAACTGATTGTGGCAGTCGAACCCGTAGAGGCCGGACCGGACATACCAAGAGCAGTAGGTGCCGCAATTTGCGGAGCAAATGTAATTGTACTAAATGCCCACGCAGTATGGCCAGAGCGGGACAATTCCCGTGTTTCATATCCGGTATGGGCAATGGTCATCACATCGGCAGACTGTGTGAAAATCAATCCTGTTTTCTCTTGTGTGACGTTTGGTACCTCATATTTTGATTCAAGGTCAGTATGTGCATACGGACTGGCAATCTCATACACGCTGGACACGGTACCGCCTGAGACATAGGTATTAAATTGTGATGTGTTCAGAGGTGTCCCGAATAAATCAGTGACAGTAAAACTATCTAAATCAGGCACACCATTGACGATATAAAACCGGCCATTCACCTGATTCATTCCAGTGACACCGCTAATAAATACCCAATCCCCAAAATTTAAACCATGGGCTATTGAAGTAAAAACCCCAAGGTTAGCCTTGGTTATATTTGAGATATTTTTGGCGGTATTGAGGACCAATCCACCATTCCGGTAAACACGCATATAATGGTCCCCGAACTCCAGCATATAGTTTTGTTCGGTACTGAATTGAAACGGTACCAGAATGGCATTGCGGTCATCATATTTGGCTTTGACAATATATCTCTGCCCAGAACGGTTTGAGATACCGCCAGCCGCATGAATAACCCAATTGCGAAGCGTTTTACAGCCAACAGCATATTTGGCAATATCAACACGGGCATGGAGGGATGGTTTTAATTCGCCGCCGGTAAAACTGGCTTGGTTTACGTTTGTCATTCAAGACCTCAGTTTCTTCCTGTAATCCAGTCCGCATCACGCGCATCATCTGGTATTTGTTCATTACTGTCGGAGGCAGTTGCCTCAAATTTGGCCCTCTGGTAACCATTCCATGCCTTTTCAGCCGCATCCTTTGCGGTCGTAATGGCATTGGCGCACCGATATGCAAGATATGCAATCAGTGTCTTTGAAAATTGTGGGTCAAAAATTGATTCGTCAGTCTCATCCCCTGTATAAATCAAAACGGCATCAGCCTGATCAGTTAAAATCACGCGCGTTTTTCCGTTATCGGCATCCTGATATTGACGGATTTTGAACGGGATAGGCCGGTCAGTGCGGTTTGCTTTTTCAATTTCACCGGCTTTGACACAATCGACCGGATAAAGATACTGAAAATTCCAGTCATCCGGAGGGGTGCCAATGGGTGTCAATTTCAATCGACGTTCCGCAAAGCTCCATGGGTGGTCCCTGAGTACGGTTTTACGGCCAAGGTTGTATGCACCCCCAATGGTGATTGCATTATTACCAGTGTCCGTGTCTGCGTCCTGTATGTCAGGTGTAACCCCAAGCGTCAGACAGACCTCATTGAAAATCTCTGTCTTACTTGTCATCTTTCGCACCATACATCACTTGAGCGGCAGATAGTTTTGGGGCTTCTTCACCAACGGCCATGGCCATCACGCTCAATCTTGCAGAACGATAGGAGCCTTGGTCAGTTTCATTGCTGGAGAAGGATGTAACACGCACCTTGCAGGTAATTGTCATCTCTTGCCCGACCTCCAGAGTTTTGATACCGAGCTGGCCCAATTGGTCATTCTCAATATACATGGCAACCGGATATTCGTCATTCGGCCAATCGCTACAGCAGAGAGCGGTTTCTTTTTCTTTGGATTTATCAACCCGTTTTAATTCGATCATATCCATCATGGACTCCTGTAAAATTGTTAAATAAGGGAGGGGCCGTTTCCAGTCCCTCCCCCGATTCCCTCAAACAGAAAGAAAACTATTCAGCAGGACGGATATAGTCAGGAGCGACAGCATCAACCTCTTTACGGGTTACAGGGAACCCTAAAAGATTATTGATTGTGTCAACGCTTGGCAGACCGGTTTTTGTCCAGTGTGCATCAATCGTTTTATCCAGACCAAAAACAGTGTCCTTAATCATCTGTGCGCGTTCTTCACCAGAAGGCACAACGACACTGGAATTGTCATCACCATCATCATTTGGATCTGTGTCATCATCGGTTTCAACCGGTTTTGCTACAGGCTTTTTACCAACAGGCTCCAATTGAGACATTTTCTCAAATTGGATATTGCCTTTGGCATCACGGGGCAACTTGTCATCCGGATAGTCATAGACTGCACCGGCAGGAACAAGCTCACCGAACAAATAAGAGAGAGATAATACTTTGAATTTCATATCATCCTCCTAGAATGTACGGTTTGTTTGACGGGCCAATACCAGACCGGCATTGATAGATCCGGCAGTCATTGGACCAGTTGCCACGGTGTACACAAGTTTGAAATATTTCAAAAGTTGTGCAGGTAGGAAACTGATAGGGAGTTGATAACCACGAACCAAAGTTGCCTTTGGAATTGCCGCAGTCGTCAGAAGTGTTACCGGTGATGTAAACGCTTCATCAGTTGCAGTTACCAATGAAACTGTCAGTGTTGCCGCGCCAGCCGCAGTAAATGCGTCTTCCACTTCACACAACAATTCAACAGGCTCTCCAATATTAGCATTTGCCTGTCCGGCATTGATAATATTGGTTGAGTCAGCAGTTGCAGTGATCGCCTGAGCGTCAGAGAGCGTAAGTTGTTTATCTAAAATCATCTTTTTCTCCTAAATGATTAAAAATTGATAAAGAGAGCGGAGCCGGACCATCCGGCTCCACCAATTTCTATGAAACCACGGACTCTGTATTCAAGAGAGCGTCAGCACGTTTGATTTGAACACCACGGAACATGGTAACCAATTCACCAGCAAACTCTTTCTGTGTCAGATATACGTTGGTTTTTGCCTGAGCCATAATATCCAAAGCCGCGATAACATCACGGTTTGCATAGAATACAGGCTTACCAGTTTTCAGGTTAGGGATACGGTGCATCAAACGGATCATCAAAGTGATGAGTTTTGCGGCAGTATCACTTGCTGTACCGGCAGTCAACAAATCAGACACGTCAATGTTGGCCAAACGGGCTACATATCTCCAGTCACGAACAACGGCACCAACGTCCATTTTGTAGTGTGAACGATAGCCTTGGTATTTTCCACCAGCCGCATCAAGCAAAGTTTCCTCACCGAGGTCACGATGATTTAAGCCGCCCATTTTTCCTTTAGGGAAAGTCAAGTGGCAGGTTGTATCACCCCAAACGACCAACCAGAGGGATGTGTTGTCTGAACCGACACCACCCGCAGAAAGGACGTTATAAGATGACTGTGTTGCCACTGTGCCAATTGAGGTATAGCGAGGCGCTAAACCCATGAACTTTGCTGGATCAGTTGAAGTGTTCCCGTAGAAAAATGTGCTTTCAAATTCCTGAGCCATTGCTTCAAGAAACGCCTTATCTTCCGATAGACGAAACTCAGCAGTGTTGCCGTTCATGTCTGCAAGGGCTTTATCGACCTCTGCATACGATTCCAGCATACCCATTGTATCATCCACTTGGCGAACCAATGCTTTAGATGATTGAACACCATAGTTTAACTGTCTCCATGTAACGGATGGTAAGCCGGTACGGACGGTTGTACGGTGGGAAGTTGGGCCGTTACCCTCAACCATGAGAGCATCCTCCATAACTGGATTCTGGTTTGCCAGAATTTCAGCCACTTTGGCTTGTGCGCCGTTTGGATCTTGGCGTTTCGACCAATCCAAAAGGGTATATGCGTTTTGACCTACTGTTGCCATTTTTTAAACTCCTATGTTTGTGTGGTTGGCAGGGTTGGGTAGAGAGCTTGTGCAGGTGTTTTTGGGTCAGATCCTCCAGAGTTGCCTTGGATTAACTTACCATCTTCACCAATCACATTACGGATACGGTAAAAGGCACGAATGATTTCAGGGTGGTTACCCGCCCCAGTTTCATCCATTGCCTTCAAGAGGCTTTCCCCACCGATTGCACGAACGACCTTAGAGGCTTGAGAAAGAGTTTCTTTTTGCTTTTCCTCAGTGCCGCCAATTTCAGGATCTTGCGCTCTGGTTTGGTGCCACGAATCAACCTTCTTGGCGTATGCTTCTACCTGTCCATTAAACACGTTTTCAACGGCCTCCTGAACAAGTTTGGCTCCAGTTTCAACGAATTTTTGGGCTTGCTCCTGAGGTAAATTTGCCTCTTTTGCCATACCCTTAAATTCGTCCATCACCACAGAATTTATCTCCATGTTTTCAGGGAGAGTAAAATCAGCGTAGGATTCTGGTGCGCCTTCGGTTTTGCCCTTATCCTTGTCTTGGTCAGCCTGACCATCCTTGGCATCAGACCCATCCTTGTTATTCGCATCAGACGGTTGATTTTTATCATCAGCCGCAGGGGTTGTACCTGCCGCCGGTGGATCTTGTGAGAGGGCCGTTTTGGCCGGTGCAGGTGCGTCAGCAGTGACAGCCGCCGCAGGGGCAGGTTGTGTGCCGGCATCAGCCGCAGGTGGTGTATTTTGTACGGTTGTATCAGTGGTCATTGTTATTCTCCATTCGGGTTTTCTTTTGCCATGACTAGATAACCCTCAGGATCATGCTCCTGAATACGGAGAAAGACCTTGAGGCCCACATTCCGCTCACCCTCTTTATAAAATGTTTCAGAGTCTTTTGAGTGTGTGAAACTTGTATGAAAGATATGAGAGGCAGTGAGCAACCACCAGACGAAACGCCTGAACGCAGGTAACTGCATCAGGGCCTTAACGTCCTCTTTTACTTGATTATCCCTCAGCTTAACCTTAGCCTTTGCCTCAGCTATGTCCTTAGGATTGTCAGTTTGATATGGTTTGTCATCAGTCATGGTATGGGTATTATAATACCATCACTAATAAATACAAAACCTTTTTTAACTTGATATGACCTTATTTCTAGACAAGACTAACTTACAATAACTTTATTCCAAGCCATTCCAAGGGCATTCACATCGTTCCCCCTAGGAAGATTGGCAATCGTTCCAGCAAGATATTCTTTATGAAGACTCCCTCTTCCAAATTCGAGATATAAAGATCCAGAAGGAAGGGAGGCAAGTGTTAATGTTATATTTCCTGCACCATATGTTGCAGCAGTGACGTTAATTTCCGTCCCGCCACTATCCGGATCCCCATCAAAGCACCGGAAGCCCGAGATCCCACTTGTCGGAGTGATGGCCGTCATCCCACTGGGGAAGATAACAGGAATTGTTACAGTTAACCCAGATCGAGAAGCTGTTGAAAATGATGGCGGATCAACGGGGTCCGCAACCGTTTTACCAAGAACAGACATCATCTTCCGGAATAGTATCTTCGTGATATAGGCATAAGAACTATCCGTTAAGTGGATATTATCTGATCCTGTTGATACGTTATCTTGCGGAGGGGCTTCGAAAATATAAGATGGATTTTCTGTTGCCAATTCCCGTTTCTGTTTTTTGACAAGGGTATAGCTGTCAAAATAATTATCCTGCCGTCTTGAGATAGGACATATAGCCACCTTCGTTCCCACTCCTAAGAAGTTTACAAATTCATCAAAGATGGCTTTTGTATTGTTTTTTAGGTTTGGATCACCGGCATCCGTTTGCCCCTGATCCCATCCAACAACAGGAAGCATTCTTGATTTACCAAACGCAGTAACAACAGATTTTGCGTAAGTCATTACCGGGCCAAATGTAGAAGTCGCACTATCATACCACCAGTTTGTATACCCAGAGGCAATATCATTCACTTTATCGGCAGCCGAGCCATTTATTGCGCCTCTAACGGCCCAATTCTCACTATCTGGGTAATACAGGTCCATTTGGGCAACTGCTGCGGCTTCTCCACCATTCTGATTGGTCTCCTGAGACCTGAACCGACCATGCATCATTGATTGACCATTCAACCAAATTCCACGATATGTTCTAACTGGTGGGAACATATATGCGGCCAATTGATTTTGTTCCTGATATTTATCCAAAACCGCTATCGACCTAATCCATCCAGCAAACGGACTGTTTGTCCCACGGCCACCTATATTCAATTTGTTCATACCAGTTGGGGCCCCTGTATACGTATCAAATCTCCATGTCATCGGACCAGCGGCAGAAAATGTTTTCCCATTTTTCCATGATGTTGCCATTGGAAATCTTTTCCCGCGTATAGCCCCATGAATATCTTCGTTTGTATATGGTGTGGAGGCAATCGCCGTTCTAGGCCTAACCTGACCTGACGCTTGTAATGTCAAAGCATAGGTATTAGATGTACCTGTCCCATTTGAAATTTGGGTAATATATTGTAATACACCTTGCGGTTTATCAAAAACAGCTTCTGTTATTAAGGATCCTTCCGCTTCGTTATAAGTTGATATAGATGATAAATTAATATATGCGCTGGCAAGCGTCCGTGTTGAAGTTGTGCCCGCAACCAAAAGAGGAAATGTACAAACATCATATTCTTCCAACTGGTTTAACCAGAAATGCGCTTTACATCCGATGGCGCACACAATTCTCATTGATCTTGATGAGTTGAGTGGGGTAAATCCTTCATTAAAAATAAATCCGTCCTCATTAACAACATTTAAACCACAATCCGCAGCAGTCTTGACAAGCTGCCCAGCGCTATCTGCAACGAATACACCTGTCGTTGCCCCAACCAAAACCCTTGTACATGTCCGCATTGAATGAATATTTGTATTTGCAAATATTCCGTCAATTGTAATATAGGCCGATCCACTCCCCCCCAAAGTGTTATCAATTAAATATGTCGGGTGCCCATGCACAGGATGGGTCGAAACAGTCACAGATGCACTTGCATTCCCTGCGATCGTGATCCCCGTGAAATCAGTCATGTTCCAGTTATAATTGGTGCATTTATTTGTTGATGGATGGTCAAATCGAATACCCAAAGGAGTTCCATCAAAATCACAATCGTATCTGATCTGGTTTGAGGCCGCGTTTACAAATTTACCGGCACTATTCCTATAAAACTCGTTCGTTGATGCCCGCGCATAAGATGAAATCGCGCTTGGTGACGCTGTATTAAACGTGTATGTAGTTGCGTTTGCAGTAGAGCCACCGTTTATTAAATTTAAAATAATCAACCTTACAGTGTCCTCAACATTGTCATGATAAGGAATACCATTGGTCAAACTGTCATCACCAATAGCAACACAAAGTCTGTAAACAGTGTCATAAATGCTACGATACTGAAAATTTGTTCTCAGCTCAGTGGCCCCGACATAATCAATCAGATCCAAAACATTTGTGTCAAGGTCCTGATAAGGGGCATCATCTGATATTTTCTGAATCGTCTTTGGCATTTTTTACCTCTAATTGTCGTATTTGCTATACATTACAACCATGTTGGTTGCAGTCGTGCCGGTTGCGAAAACCTTTTTGACACGGACAGGCAACACAGAGCCGGCTATGACACCGGTAAATGTCACATCTGTGCCGGAAATAGTCGTGACCTTTACAGCCCCAGCTCCACCAACGAATAACCTGCCGGATCTTGGCAAGTCAGAACCATCAGCAGGGACAACAGCCGCCGCATCGTTTGGGAAAGTTAAATCAATAAGTGCTTTATCGTATGACATTTTAAGCTCCTGTCAGTGTTTGTAAAAGATTGCCTTTTGAGGTTTGTGCATTTGACAGCATCTCTGCCGCCTGAACACCGGCCATACCGGTTTGCATTGCTTGTTGAGCTTGCGCCTGAGCGGCCTCTTGTTTGAGGATACCCTGCACATCTTCATCCGGACGGATAAGTTTTTGAGGAACACCCAACATCTCACCGACCTGATCAACGGCCATGATTGCATCGACCTTGTGACGGGCATCAGGATAAATCTGAGACACGTTACCGACAAAGCCAATCCAACGCTCAATTGAGCCGATACCAACCATTTTCTGAGCTTGCGCCATGGTTGAAATGTATTCGACCTTGAGAGGTTGACCGGCAATCTCATCAGGAGGCTCAGGCAACATATTGGCCTTGACCATCTCAGCGTATGTGTTGCCGATAATTGGGTTTAACAGCTCATTGTGCATGGATTCCATGGCAGGGCCGAGCATGAGAAGTTTTTCCTCAACCCGTTCATCAATCTCACGGGCAGTAATTTGCCGGCGGTCGGATTGTGCCAGCATCAAGAACAAATCCTCATAAAACGCGCGTGAGATACGTTCCTCAACACGTTCCATGTCCAAAGCCAATTCCTGAATAGCAGGACGGACCTCATACAATGGGGAAATGCCATCACCGCCAGCCGGTGAGGTCGAATCATAATAGGTCACGCCGGCCGGAATACCCACAATAGGGACATTCTTCATGGTGGACGGAGCTTTCATTGGCGGGGATACCATCTTATCAATGGCTTGGCCTTTGCGCTTCTCTTGGATCTGGAGTTGTTTATTGTCCCCCAGACCGAAGTATCCGCAACCATAACCATAAACATCCTCACCGGTTGTTTCCCAGCGCGGAGCCATGACGTTGAACGCACCGAAGCCGGATTCCTTTGCAGTCTCAGAGAAATCAACAGCAGATTGGCCACGTTCAAAGTAAACAGATTTATAAGGCATATCCCTGCCCATAATGGCATTGGATTTTGCATTGGCATTTGGCTCAATCGCATGGCAGAAATCATACATGGTTGTATAATTGCCCTCTTGATATGCCCGTTTGATTGTCTCAGACACACGGCCCTGAAATCTCTCCATGGCCTGTTTAGAGGTCATCCGAAACTCACGGTACATTGTGTCAACATTCTGATCCTCGTTTGTCGCAAGGGAATATTGCCCGATTGTCACAGGGAAGAAACGCACAACGTCCTGAAAGTTTGGCATTGAGATCATCGTTGCAGTCCCGAAGGTACCAAGCTCACCAAAGACATTGGGGAGGACCTGATACAGGTTTGATTGTGCAAAAATATCGCGCATCATGCGCTCAACAATCTCCATGTATTCTTTAACAGGTCGGAATTTCATCATATCAGGGTCGGCAGTTGCCAACCGGAACCAAGGACGGGCAGGGGAAGCGACACCAGCCATCAGACCTGAGCGCATTGTCCGGACAGCCATGATCCCACGGTTATTGATTGATTGGTTGATTCGGCTTTTCTGAGACTTATTGGCCTCAGACATAAAAAATCGCCCACGGAAGGGCATGAAATTCTCTTGGATAACCTTCCAGTCACCCTCCCAATTGAGCCGCTCCGCCTTGAGAGCGGAGAGTTTCTTTTCATACTCTTGCCTTGGATTGTCTGCCATTATTGCCCCAGCAATGTTTTACCGGTTGCCGCAGTCGAAGCGGTTGAGGTAATGGATGGATTGGTCAGGACCGTACCAGAACGGCCAGCTCTTAAACGGGCTTGTTTCTGCTCATTGGTACGAGCAGACTGGACAGAAGCATCAACCATTTTGGGGGCCACAGGGGCCTCAGGTGGTGCAGGTGGTGGTGTATATTTTGGTGTGCGGCCGGTACACATATTGAGAACCTCATACTTTGCTTGGGTCATAGTCAGTGACATACATATTGACAGATTGGGTATTAGAATACCATGCCTTTTTTGTCACGTTAATAGCAAAACTTAAACACAAGGCATCAAAACGGTTTGGAGAGAAGCCAAGACGTTTCTTAAGTCCCTTCTTGCCCTCAAGTTGGATTTTACCATCAAGCCGAGGGACGGTTTCTATCCCCTGAACCTCATTGTAAAGTTGTTCATCATCAGGGATTGCCCCTCCGGATTTCATCCAGAGGCGCGCCTGATTTGCCATGTGAGCGCGCATATTGAGACAACCAACGTCAGGGGATTCACCGGAGAACCAAACGAGGTGCCATGACCTGCCCATTGTCTTTGCCGCCGACACGATACCGGTACCATATCCAGCATCCACAATAACAGCGTCAGCTCTCTCCTCATCCTCATAACGGGAAACGATATTGGCAATCTCCACATCATTATCATTCTTTGGAATAACCCTAAGGATACGGAAGGCTAACCCTTGCCTTAAGGCTATGACCAATTCATCATCACCCTCCCACGCCGGATCTAACGTGATAATCTTTGGAGCGAAGTTGTATTGCTCCTCTCTCAGGTGTCTGCCGCGCGCCGCATCCAAATCAGTTGTGGAGATAAACTGTTTAATGGACATTGACGGGAACATCCCGCGCACACGGACCTTGAAGAAGTCGGAATTTTCACCATAGTCCTTGGCCCACTCAGCAATCAGGACCTTGTTTGTCATCTTGGCAGTACGACTGTCAATCTGTTGGTGTATCCAACGGTTTTTAAGGCCATGGAAACACTTGTGGAAACGTCCAGAGTTACGGGTCGGGTTACCAAAGACGAACCACATCGGCTCTCCGTCAGTCAGACCACCCTCAGCGACCTCCCAAATCTTGTCAGGAACGGCACTAGCCTCATCAAAGATGTAGAATGGTGTCGAACTGGCGGCGTGAAGACCGGCAAAGCTCTCACTGTTTTCCTCACGGCAGGTTTGGGCCACAACTTTCCAGCTATCCTCATACCCAATCCGGACCATTTTCATGTTGCCCTTACCGGTGGACACCTTGAACAGGTGGGAAGTGACCGACCTGCGCCGCCACTTGGCAATCTCAGCCCATGTTTTTGATTCCAATTGTGGTGAAGTGTTCGCAGTGACCACGCCATTACAGAACGGGCGGGTATCCATGATCCAGTTGGTAATCCATGAAGTCAGAGCGGATTTACCGATACCGTGACCGGACGCAACGGCCATACGCAGAGGGTCCACAGGATGAACACCATCAAACGCGCGCAATTTGGCTTCCTCACCTATCCGGATGAGCGTCATGGCTTGCCAATAGTCAGGACCGTCAAAGCCTTTCAGCTCTCCTTCACCCCAAGTGTATGAGTGCATCACATGGCCCAGAGGGTCATAGACAAACTCAGCCATAGCATCCATTAACTTTTGGTCCCGTTTGGCCTCAGCAGATAGGTTTTTGTTTTCCAATTTATTACCGCCCGTTCATTATTGTGGTATTCGCCCAGTGAGCAATTCGCATTTATCCGCAGAAATCAGCCATTGTATTTTTGGCCAATTTACTCCTCCTCATTATTATGAGATTTAATTTGAACAGATAACGTGGCCATAAACGCATTATGTTTGTCCCGTCCCTTCTGGAGGCGCGCAACAAGGTCATCAGATACATCATGCTCCTGTGTCTGCCTGTCCTTCCATTTGTTCCGTTGACGGTTAGAGAGCCAGAGAGTTGCGGCCTTGGTGTCTGGAGCCTCCTCTTGTTTCAGAGTGACAATCTCCACAACCTCCATATCCTTGCCCTTTTTGACCTTAAACGCTTGCTCAACGGTTTTGACGTATCCCAACGCTCTTTTGTGTAGGGAATTGGCCACTTCGGCATCAGCTTTATCGCCGCCATTTTCTATGGACTCGGAAAACTCTTTGTATTTCTTCTTCCATTCATAAAAGGTGTCCTCAGAAATACCGAACAATTCAGCCATCTTTAATTGTGTAAGGCCAAGCAGAGCGTACTTGTAAGCCTGTTCTGGGTGAAACCCTACATCGTAATGGATTGGAGGCCGGCCAGTCACCTTTTTGGGTTTGACAGCCTTAGGCAAAGCCTTCGGTTTACCCTTGGCTTTTGGTTTGGTTTTCGCCTTTTGAGGTGGGGTTTTCTGCTTAACCATTGGCTATCTTTCTGCCCTCTGGGGTCA